CAATCTCCTCATCCGATAACGGCTCACGCTTGGGTGGGGTGGATGTGGTCACCACCTTTGGCGGACAGGTGAAACACGTTGGCGTTGTAGGACTGTAAACACGTTGGCAAAGAGGGCATTGCCACCCTTGTTGTGTAAACAGATTCATTTCTTCTCTCCTATGCCGTGGGCGGCTTCAATGGCTCGGGCAAACTTATGCGCCAGCACGTTGTCTTGCGGTCTAAGCGATTGACCCGTTGCACCCCAATAAACTGTTGCAATTTGCACATCCGTCAGCGGCTCACGCTGTGACAGCGAGCAATGATGTGTACCCTCTCTTGTGCTGACCACATAGGGGCATGGCGGCTCTGGTTGTTCCAACACCTGTTTGATGGCAGATTGAGCAAACTTTGCCACTGGAAATGGTATTGCATCGTCAATTGTTTTCAACGCCATCAACGCAAGCCGCAGTGCTTCATCTTTGGTCATTGCCAGTCCCCAGTTGCCAACAATGCCCTGGTCACAATGACAGGGTTGTAAATCTCACCGTCTTTAATCCTGTTCAGAATCTTGTGCGCCAGCTCTTTCGGCATCACATAGTCGGTTAAAGATGTTTGTGGCTTCATTTGCTCTGTGCTTCCATCTGAGGTCACCAGTTGATCTGTATCTGCTTTTGAGTTCATTGATTCTTCTCCTTGAGTTTGGCTTCGATGGCGCGAATGAATTGTTTTATCCACAACTCATGCCTTCCTAAATCTGCAACTTCCTCATCAGTCAGCCCAACCCATTCATGCTTGACGACTTCCACAGGGTCTTTGTCGATGCGGTCGTCATAGCAAGCACACCCTCTCTCAAAACATGCTCGGTCGATCTTCATTTCTTCAGCCTTTCAGCGGTGTGCATCACGAACACGGCAAAGTAAAACCCCGCCATGAAACCCATCCCCCACGATAGCCAATTCATGCTTGTCCCCTTGCACGAATAAGGTCTGCACATTGATATGGCTCAGCCACTTCGGCTATGTCTGCGCAAGCTTCACGTTCGTTTTTAGCAGCGCTTTCCCACACAAACTTGGCGTTGTTGATGCCGATGACATATCTTTCTTTGGCTGTCAGGCTCTGCCACCATTCATCGAAGGTCATTTGCCCTTCTCCAACACTTCAATCTCGATGAGCTTGTCCAAGTAATGCCTGGCCTTGCGCAAGTCTTCGACCCCGCCTTTATCCCGCCAACGACTAACATACTTGACGATGTTGCCCTCGAAGTACCCCAGCTTGTTAGCTGCTATGTAGTCCCATGGTTGGATGGGCTGGTCTTTGTAGTGGTTACCACCGACCTGTGTGCCGTTTGCTGGTGTCGTCTTGCTTGTCATACGGGTCTAGTCCTAAGTGAATCATGAGTCTGACGAGGCGCGATTCGATCCTCGCTATCCTCCTCTCCAATGTGTCTGGAGGCAATGATGTGCTTGGCGTACAACCACTTGTCGCCGAGGTAGGTGACACTCCGCAGCCAACTCCTTTGATATCGTTTTCGTACATGTCTCGGTACCTCATAGGTTTCAAACGCCTTAACAGCTCTCCGTTTAAGTTGATACTCAGTCATGCGATTGTCCCACGGCAGCTTGAGTCATTCGAGCACCCACAGCAGCAGCCACCAAAAAGTCTGTGTCGATGCTTTGCAACGCTTTCAACGCTGCGCTCTCCTCGGCCTGCTTCTTGGCCGACGGTGAATTCTTCTCCATGCGATCGATGTATGTCTGCGGGATGTACAAGCGCAGATCAGGCCAAAGTTTCAGTGCTTCGTTGAGTGACTTGCAGTTGCTCAGGAATTCTTTGACTTGCTTTTTAATCTTCACCCAGCGTGAGTCGATCTCGGTGACAACCTTGGTATATGCGATGCTCTCGGCCATGATGGGCGGGCACTCTTCTTCGGTGTTGTACCTGACAGTAAAACTGCCATAGGAAGAACTGGCCTCTTCGCATGGCACTTCAAATTGCTCGCCGTTGGTTGTATTGATTTGGAAGTGTGCGTTGTTGCTGTCGTGATCCATCTTGATCTCAACTCGCAGTGAGATGTTGCTTGTCTTACGCTTCCACGCTGGTCGCATCAAGTCTTTGATGGCCAGTTGATCGCCCCAAACGATTTGCAAAGCTGTTGCGTCGTTAGCAGATACGTTGATTGAGTTAGGGGGTTCCTTGATTGCCATCTTTTCTGTCGTTCGCATCTTGTTGATTTTCTCCTCGACGCGATTGAGTAATTCCCCTGAAATTGCTACATATGCCATGATGTTCTCCTGATTGAGTGAGTGGGTTGATGATGTGTGTATATCCTTACACAGAGCTGACGGTTATCTTCTCATACCCGTCGTTCGTGTCATAGATATGCTTTCGTAGCATTTTCATGCCGTTTTCGATTGCTCTAGTTCGCAGGGTTGCAAAGCGTTCTTGTTCGTCGATCTCGACATACTGGCCTTTTACATATTGGTGTTTGTCTGGTGTGTTGGCTGATGCTAGGCCATGCGTAAACACGATTTCAGCGTCATTTGCAGTTGGCTCGTGATAGGTGACCTCCTCGATCTTGCCTACGGCGTTGAACCGCCAACGTCCTTTAAGCGCTTCTTTGATGTGTTCATCGAATGCGCCCATACGTGCCATGGCGATGGTGAGCTTGCGAAGTACTGCGGTACTTGCTTTCACTTGGTTGGCTGCCTCTTGTTTGATCTGTACTTTGCGATCGGGTTGGGGGTTCAAACACACAGCGTGGCCGTTTTCAGACATCTTGAATTGCAAGCCAGTGTGGAAAGGTATGGACTTGCCTCGTTCTAAGAAGATGCGCACACTAGATTCGTATTGCGAATAACCTCGTGCGTCAAGATACACAGACAAGCCCAGCATAGCTCGCAGTCTCGCTGCTTCTGTCTGGTCAGGTCGATCTTCAAGCGTGAGCGTTAACACGTTATCAGGTGTCAGCACAGCCATGGGGTGTTCGATTCTCTCGAACTTGCCATCTGTGTATGAGTACCCTTTGATGTGAACAACGAATGTTCCATCGGGCTCCTTGCGCATACGCATGTCGCGTTCGACAGCTTTGAAGTCTTTGTGTTTGGCTTTTCTTGCCCACATTTCTTGGGCGCGTTGGTAAGTGAGTGGCATGGTACTTCTTTCAGTTCATTTCAAAGTGGACGTTTTCTCCGTGGGGGGCGACGATGTCTGAGCTGATACACCACACAACAGGGTATCCAGGGTCATCTCCGAAGTCGGTGTAACCATCAGTAAGACAAACAAAAACGTCAGGTTCAATACCATGATGAGCACAATAGTCAAACCCAGCAGGCATATGAGTGCCTCCCCCGGAATAGAACTCCAAGCGGACTTCCTCGCCGCAGTCGAATTCGTCATGACGTTGTACCTCCGTATCGGTGTAGAGAACGTGTGTCTTAGTTGGTCTGCACTGGTCGATGATGCGACTCAGGTGTGCGTTGTAATGATCTAGCTCGGCCTTGCTGATTGATCCAGACACGTCGACTTGCACAACAAGTTCACCCATCTGCGGCAGCTTGTCGGTGCTTGGCAGATACACGTCGGTGAATCGCTTGTTCGGACGACGCCATGACAACCCTTGGTTGACACGGGCAACGCAGTGCTTCTCAAGAATCTCGTACCACGGTGTCTTGACTTCGAGCAGGTCGGCCACGATCTCGGCGAGCTTGCCTTTCAAAGCACCACGCATCTTGGCAGCTTGCGCAGCCTCGGCGATATCGATCTTGATGTTGCCCTCGATCTCACGCACCTCATCAGGTGTTAGCTGGTTGCCATTACCATCGGTGTAGATGACGTCTGAACCTAGACCGCCTGGCTCCTCGCCTTGGCCATCCTCACCATCTGGCAAGTTGTCGTAGATGTTCTCGACTGTATCGTTCTTGGAGCCCGGCATATTGACGGTGTTCGGTATGCGTTCACCAATCTTGGCGTCGTCGAGCATGTCATTGATCCATGCGTCGCCTGCATAATTCCACTTGCGATGGATACGCGAACCACGCCGTGTTGCATGCTGGCCGATCACATGGCCTACCTCATGACACAAGCCCCACACAAGTTGAGGGACGCTGAGGGACTCCACGAACTCCTCGTTGTAGTAGATGCGCCCACGAGCATCGACCCCAAGTGTCTTGATTGTGTTGTCCTTGATGAGTGGACGCTTGAGTAGGATGGATGCGAAGAACGGTTGATCCATCACGATTTGTGCTCGTGCTTTGTCGAGCTTGCTTGCTGTTTTAATTGCCATTTGCTTTCTCCATTGTTGGTGTGGGTGCGTCTTTCACTTCAATTCGCCCATCGTTGCGGCGTTTGATGTCTAGCTGACGATCGGCTAGTCCTTCCATGACAAACATCAGTTGGCTGAACATGGCGCTCAGTTCCCTGTGCTTGGTCGTGTTGCGGTGGTTGTAGTAGAGCAGTCCGACGTTGATGCCCAGGCTGAGCCAAAGTATGTCCTCAAGCACCATACAAACCTCCCATTTTCTTGGCGATCTCGTCGAGCTTCTTGGCTGCTTGCTCACGCACGATTGGTGACTCACGCAGCACATCCTTGTTGTGGTTAAAGAGTGCAACGGCAGACTGCAGGGTCTGCGCCATCGCATCGATCTCTGTGTCACAAGTCACGTTGAGTCTGCGTGCCATGGCGATGCCTTCAACAACATTCTCCACAGCACTGTCGCGGAAGATTGCACCCTCGGTGCCGATGGGCTTGTTGAGCTTGTCCACGAGGTGGGTCAGCGGTTCGAGCATGCGCTTGATGGTCTCGTTGCGTGCGCTGTTGGCCACGCTCTCCATGGTCGCATTGAACTCTGCAAGGTCGTCGTCAGAGATGTCGAACAGGAAGTGTCGAGCTTCTGGGAACGGTGTGAACCGTAGATCAAACCCCATACGTGCTTGGAATTCATCGGCGGTGGGATAGTCAGAGCTTGACGCCCGCCCAGTGCTCTTACCTTGACTGCGATACTGGATGTCGAGTTGCACATACTTGTCGAAGTTGGGCATGTGCAGTGCCATCATGCTGTCGACTTCTGCGATGCGTTCACGCATGGCTTTGGTGTAGTCGAAGTACTGCTCGTTGGGCAGGATGCGCGGGCCCTTGTCGATGTATGGATGAGTGTGCAACTTGTGGTACGTATAGACCTCAGAGGCTTTGCTCATGATCTGGTTGACAGGGTTCAACTTGTCCCTGAACAGTTTGCTGTTGACCACGAGACTTGCATCGTCAAGCGTGTTTTGTATGATTGACTCAGCGACGGTATCGCGCCGTGATAGGTTGGCACGTCGCATGGTCAGCTTGACCAGCATGGCCTTGTCAGCCAGTGTTGTGACTTTGATATCCATGGTGTTATCTCCTTACATAAAGACGTTGGCGTTCTTGACTGCCCACTGTGTGTAGGCACGGGTCTGCTTGATAGCAGGTTGTAACTTCTGCGCATCGATGATGGTCATCACCTGAAAGTCAGCAGGGAGTCGGTCGATATACTCGGTGACACGGTCGAAGTTGTCCTTGGACACTCGGTGAGCGAGCGCACCACACAGTGCATACATGACTGCGGGATCGGTTGGCACCTCGGACTTGGCAGGGTTCATGATGATGCCGTCGATGTCAGGCAGGTTCTCGAAGATGCGCTTGAAGCCCGTGTACTCGGCGGCCGCACCCTCGCCCACAAGCCCAGCGATGTTGGCGAAGTAAAGATCAGAGGGCAGGTCACGATCGACGTGAGCGACCATCTCCCATGAGCGAGGCGTGGGGTTGATCTTGCGGTTGGGATCGAAGTCAGAGAGCAGGTTGGGACGGAACCGCAGAAACTGAATCTGATCCACGGGTATGTCTTTATCGAGTGCCCAGTCAACCCAGTCATCGATGTTCTCGTCAAACTGCAAGGTCTGCATACGATTGCCCAGCTTGGTCGACATGCGATTGGCACCAGACTTGTCCTCGGTGCGGTTACCAGTTGCTATCTTGATGAGGCGTGGATGCAGCTTGAGCTCGCCAGCGTAGTTGTCGAGAATCACACGACACATCGGGTTTTGCATCGGCATGGGTGCGTCAGACAACTCCTCGATGATGAGCGCACATGGCTCGTCAGTCCCATCGTCACGGATGCGATAGAACTCGGGCATAGGTATCCACTTGGCACAGTCAGCGTCAGTGCGTGGCACGCCCATGATATCCACAGGGTCACGAAGTGACGGGTTGAACTCGGTAATACGTTCGGGCTTGATGCCAAGTTCCAAGACGATTTCACGTGCAAGGGATGATTTGCCACCGCCGGGCTTACCCTCGATATAGGGCACAAGTTTGTTACCACGCTGGAAGTTGGCCAACGCAGAACGCTTGATGTCTGAATATTTCATGATTGCCTTTCTTGAGTGAGTGAATTGGCTCTGTCGAGCCGGTTGGCTACCTGCTGTGCCACGTAGTTATCGTGGAGGCGTTGGTAGATTCTTTCCAAGACGATGCGCTCGGCCTCGTCACGTGCAAACTTGAGATTGATCTCTGCAAGTTTTAGTTTGAGATGTGCTTCATTCAATTTGGTCTCCAGATGAAGATGTCCATGAGTAAGACCACGATTGCGAATCCAAAGACCACGATAGTGGCTAACTGCTGTGCGGTTGGTTTGTTCATGCGATGTGTACCTCGGGGTGAATATATTCCACGACATAGCCCAGCTTGAGGATGAGGTTCAGGCTCTGAGCTGTGAGGGTCTTGGTACCTGCCAAGCTGGCAAACAGTTGGGCAGTTTGGTTATACGGGTGGAATGTTTGGCGGCCGTACTGATCCTTGACCATGAGTTGTACACACCCGATTGGCTCGGGTTCAGGTTCGTTGGGTTCGAGCAGTTGCGATAGCTCGTATGCTTGTGCGGAATTCATTTTGCTATTTCTCCATTGAATGTCAGAACTGCGGTGCAATACCTACTGTTCTGCTGTTTGCGGTAAAACGCCCGAGCGTCATGTTCTTTGGCAAAGTAATGTGCCCACGGCTTCCATTGCGGGAACGATTGGTAGGTCAGCGTCACGCACCACGGTTTATCTACTTTTTTCTTACGACCCTTGGGTGCAACCACTTTGGCGTCAACCTGCCCAATTCGCTTGGCTTTGTACTCGTTGGCTCGTTCTCGGTAGTCGCTCATTTGATGATCCCCCCTTTGTTGTTGAGACCTTTGAGGTCGTCCAAGTTGGTTATGAGCATGTAATTTGATTTGTGCATGGGTGCAACCGTCCGTGTGGGTTGTTCGGGGTTGTTGGTTGCACAGGCTAGGCATCGGGTAAACCCTAATCTTGCTCGTGGGGGTTCGACACGGACTGCGTAACAGGATGTGCAGATGAGTTGGTGGGTGTGATGCTCGGCCATGATGAATTTTCTCGGTGGTTGGGTGAATTTTCCGATTTGGGTTTGGTGTGGAAAATTGAGTACTACACGGGAACCCGCATGGATACTGGGTTTGCGAGAAATGTAATACTGAATTTTCCTTTTTTCCGATTTTTGGCGAGGGTCAGACGGGTTTTGGGGGATATGTGTTTATGAGTTGGCGCAGTGCGTTTAGCAAGTTCAGTCGCTCTCATGTGGGGGCTACCTCTTTTTTAAGAGAAAATTGGAAAAAAGGAAAATTCATAGTGTTTTTGGTAATGAAATCAACACTCTTGGTAATTTTCCGTGTTTTGACCCCATTGGAAAATTGGAAAATTCAAAACGCTTGGACGCTTGACAAGTTCCTAACAGACCTTTATACTCCTGCGTACGCAGGAGTGGCTGGAAGCAAAACGCGATCTGCCCATTGCGCGGCGTGATAGGTGCGAGGGCGCACCGCCCTCTTGGTCATTACGCAAACTTGAATCGGCGAGACAACACAATGCCTTCGCCGTTAGTTGCGCCAGTTTTGCGCGGGCTACCTTGCACACCAAATACCGCGAATGTTTCACACATACGACCTAGGCTAGATGCGTATCCGCCATGTGCATTGCGGGCTGTAAATCTCGCAGGTGTAGCGAGCATGATGACTCGCTCTCTCGGTGTTGACTTGGGCATAGTTCCAGGGGGAACTCGATGGACTTTGGGCATGATGTTCTCCATGTGTTAGGAAGTAGGGGGACTAAGCCCCCTACACTTACTCGGCTTTGGACTCGGCTTTGGACTCGGACAACACTTTCTCGGCGTGATACGAGGCGGCGGCGCTAGCAAGTTGCTCAAGCAAGGCACGGTTGCGCACAGTGATTGCGGCATCTTTGATCTGGGACTCGATGCGCTTCATGAAACGATCGAACGATTGCTCGATGTCGATGACAGACACCACAGGCTCTTCGGCTTTGGCTTCTTCCCATTTGAAGGTGTTGAGGGTCTCACGCAGTTCGGGCTCAGGGATAGCACGCAGTTCTTTGGCACGCTCGGCGTCAAAGGCGAACTTGTCCTTACCTTTGGGCAGATACATGGGGGTGTTGCGCTCGAACCATGCACGCAGAGATGCACGGCGCATGGCTTTGCCCAATGCGTCTACGAGTTGATCGGCAAGTGTGACATCACCATGCTTGACGGCATGAATAGCACAGTCTACGGCGCACGATTGGACTTGCTCGGTGAGTTTGACCGATGCACGACCGATAGACCCGATGGTTTTGAGGATTGAATTTTTGTCCATGATTAAATCTCCGTTGAGTGAATGAATTAAGGGCTCTGGTGTGAAGCCTTGGAAAAGCCCCACAGTCAAGCCCTCAGAGAATGAGGGCTTTGGGACAGCGAATTTGCGCCCGCTGGTGAATAGGCGCACCACATTGCTTGGTGGGCGTGATTACCCCGATATACACCGATTGAGCGAACAATTCGGCGGGTTATGCACTAACCCATTTACCCCAGGAAGCCTGGTTGCAACTTGACACCCAGCCCGACTTGACTCGTTGGCGTGTGACTATTTGCGTCATCTCGGCTACCGCTATCCCATTACTGGCGTTGTTCCAGCGCAGGGTGGCTCACCTACCCATGACCCATGTATTCGCATGACTTTGACGCTTGCTAGGCGTTCGAGATAGCGGGCAACATGGCTTTACCCTCTCACCATCAGCCGACATGGTGCGATTGCGTTAGTCGGTTCTGGCATATACAGTCAGCATGGTGCGATGAGGGGTGGGGGGATGGGACAAACGGACGAGGCAGCCGCCCCCTCTTTACCTGTTGCGCACACTACAAGGTCAATTTTTAACAACATACACACGTCCCCAACCCGCAACACCCACACAACCCATTGACACCCCCGCAAAACGCGTTAACATACACACACCACAACTCAGGAGTCAACATGGCTACCAAACCCGCATTGAAGTCTTTGTTCAAAGGTAAAGAGAACGCCCGCGAAGAAAAACGCGAGGCCAAAGCTGTCAAATCAGGCAAAATCAGCCCGGCCCAGTACGCCAAAGGCGAAAAGATGGAGGGCGAGAAAGACAAGATGTCTTCACTCAAAAAGCGTGGCGAAGAACTCAAGAGTGGAAAACTCTCCGCTGGCAAATACGCCAAGATGGAAGCCAAGGAGAAAAAGTAATGGCTAAGAATTGGATCAAGGGTGCCATTAAGCACCCTGGTGCCCTGCACGAGAAATTGGGCGTGCCCAAGGGCCAAAAGATTCCCGAGGCTAAGTTGGCAAAAGCTGCCAAGGCCAAAGGTACCCTGGGCAAAGAAGCCCGTCTTGCTGAAACCCTCAAAGGAATGAAAAAGAAATGACCGACACTACCGCAGCACCTGCAGCCACTCCGATCAGCCAGATCGAGATGGACGTCAAACTCAACGCCGACGAATTGAATGTCGTGCTCTTTGCCCTGAACAACACCCCCATGGGCAATCTCTCGGCAGCAGCAATCAATGGGCTGACCAAGAAAATCAACGAGCAAGCTGCCCCGCAGTGGCAAGCACTGCAAGCTCAGCAGGGCGCACCTGCGGTGAGCGAACCCGTCCCGATGGACGCAGCTCCCGTGGACACTCAACCGTCTGACGTTCCAGTCACGATGCAATGAAGCGGCACAACTTCTTTCTCCCAGAGGAGCTCGTCAGTGAGCTTCGACGTCGTGCCAAGGAAATGGACTTGACCGTGTCGGAGCTCATTCGTCGTGCCATCGTTGCCTATCTTGCCAAGCCATGAATGACGATCTGACCGCCCATGCCGACTACCAGGAGTTCGCGCTGCCGCCTGCGGTGGCCGAGCCCCACAACACACTGGATGTGCCTGCACAGTTGGTGTGGGAGGTAGCGGCCGGGGTGGAAGACCCGTCAATCGTGGCGGCCAGGCATGGCTTTGAAGGAGAGAAGTGGGAGCGGCTCTCGCAGTGGAGCCCGTTCATCATTGCAGTTCAGCAGCAGCGTGCAGAGTTTGAACGCTCAGGATTCACGTTCCGGTTGAAGGCCGGGCTCATGGCCGAGCAAATGATGGATCAGATGTTCAAGCAGGCGGTGAGCAACGACTCGACTATTCTGCAGAAGCTCAGCGTGTTTCAGTCGCTCGTCGACGTTGCAGGATTGAAGCCCGACAAGAAAGTTCAGGGCGACGCAGCAGGCACAGCTCCGAAGTTCAGCATCACGATCAACATACCTCAAGCCGGGCCAACGCCGCTCACTATTGATGGCTAACCTTGTCTACACCCCTCCGCACAGCGTCGTACCGTTTCTCACCTCGGACAAGTTTGCAAACTTCATCGTAGGGCCAGTTGGTTCGACGAAAACAACGGCGAGTCTGATCAAGATCGGGTATGAAGCCAAGAGGATCAAGGCAAGCCCGGATGGCATACGTCGTTCGCGCTGTGCTGTGATTCGTAACACCCGCCAGATGCTGTGGGACACGACAATCCCTGACTTTTTGAAGTGGTACCCCGACGGCGAGGCCGGTATCCTTGAACGCACAAATTCCAAGTTCACGCTGAAGTTTGATGACGTGGAATGTGAGATTTTGTTTCGAGGACTCGATGATGCGAACGACGTTCGTCGTCTGCTGTCTTTGCAGCTTACTTTTGGTGTCATGGATGAATTCCGTGAGATCAACCCAGACATTTACAACGCGCTCACTGGTCGACTGGGTCGTTACCCTGATAAAACCATGAACGAAGTCGGTGCGTGCGACGACACGGGCAAACAAATTCACAAAGTGTGGGGCGCGACCAACCCGCCCGACATGGACACGTTTTGGGAGACGCTACTCAACGAGCCGCCCCAGAATATGCACGTGACCATCCAGCCGTCAGGGCTCTCGCAAGAGGCGGACTGGGTGCAATACCTGCCAGACGGATACTACGAGAACTTGTGCGAAGGCAAGAGCGATGATTGGATCGATGTGTACGTTCATGGACAATTCGGCAAGAGCCTCTCCGGCCAGCCTGTATTCCGAGCGTTTGACAGAGATACTCACGTCTCTAAATCCCCTCTCACCCACATCAAGCTGCAGACGCACCCACTCATCATCGGCATGGACTTCGGACTCACCCCGGCTTGTACTGTCTCTCAGGTGGATGCACAAGGCCGACTGCTCACATTCGCCGACCTGGTATCTGACGGGATGGGCACACTGCGTTTTTGCCGAGAAAAGCTCAAGCCCCTTTTGGCTAACCGATTCCCTGGAATGAACGTGCTCATCATCGGCGACCCGGCCGGGCAGCAGAGGGCGCAGACGGACGAGAGGTCGGTGTTTGACATCCTCAAATCCGAAGGGTTTAGGGTTATCCCTGCCAAGTCCAACAGCGTTGTGGCACGTATCAATGCAGTAGATAAGTTCCTAACACGTACCGTAGATGGCAAACCAGGACACTTGATCGACCCAGGATGTACACACTTGATCGCTTCCCTCCGTGGCGGTTATAGGTATAAAATCCGCACAAGTGGCGAAGTCGACGACAAGCCAGAGAAAAATTCGCACTCCCATATCGCTGACGCGCACCAGTACGCCTGTCTGCACGCCGATGGCAACGTCACGGGGGATGCTTGGACTCGCAAAGCAGTCGAAGTGAAAAAGGTCAACTACGTGTGGTCTTGACACCTTGTCTGTTAGCGGGTATACCCCGGAAAACGTAAAGGTGTTGTACCTATGCAACTTGGCTTGAACATTACAAACTCAGCCGCGCCGGGAGTTGTCTCGGCGGGAGGACTCGTCACCATCAAGTCAATCAAGGCGGTGCAAGACGAGGAACGACAAAAGGCCAAAGAGGCCAACGCGATGCCCGTTGTGCAGCAGCTTGCAGGGTACATCCGAGCAAAATGGATTACGGCCCGCATGGCCAAGGAGCAGACGGCGGAGCTGAAAATGCTCAAGAGCGTGCGAGCCCGTCGAGGCGAATACGACCCAGACAAACTTGCCCAGCTCAGAGAACAAGGTTCGAGCACCATCTACATGATGCTCACGAGCAATAAATGCCGAGCGGCCAGCTCGTGGCTGCGTGACACCTTGGTCACCACCGCCGAAGACAAGCCCTGGACAATCACCCCCACACCCATCCCCGACCTTCCCCCCACCAGCGTCAATCAGATCATGC